GCTTCGCTACAATATGGGCAGGTTGTCAGCAATCTGCTCGACAGACTAAACAGCAGGTCTATTCTGGACTACGGCTGTGGGTCAATGCGCAACCTCTTGAAAGTGCTTGCACCTCAACATGATGTGCAGTATCAGGGGTATGACCCCGCGATACCCGAGTACAACGTCAAGGAACCGGCTGATTTAGTGGTGTGCATTGATGTCTTAGAACACATCGAGCCTGAGCTACTGGATAACGTTCTTGATGATCTGAGAGATTTAACCCGAGCCTGGGCTTATCTCACCATCCACACGGGGCCAGCAGTTAAACGCTTGAGTGACGGACGCAACGCGCACCTGATTCAAGAGTCGCCCGCGTGGTGGCTCCCGAAACTCTTGGAGCGATGGAATATGCAGACATTCAACGCGACAAATAGCGGCTTTAACGTCCTGATGCGTGCCAAATGATTACCAATTACACCCAGCTACAGGCGTCGGTTATTGATTGGTCTTTTCGTACCGATATGGCATCGCGCTTGCCTGAGTTCATTCAATTGTGTGAGTCGGATATGCAAGTTCGTTGCAAACTTGTTGATTTTGAAGCCTCTGCAACCATCACCGTAACCGCTGGACTTGGGACGCTTCCATCTGGTTTCACGGGTATGCGGGCTATCTATTGGGATGGCGACACAACCCGACCCCTGAAATACGTCACGCCCGATCAGTTCGACAAGCTCTCGAATTACTCTGGACAGGGGTATTGGTACACCATCACCGGAACGTCGCTCAAGGTGGCCCCTATGACGGATGGAACGGCGGTGATGACCTATAAGGCGCGATTTGATGCCTTGTCAGTGACCAACGCTACAAACGTCATTCTTGATCTGTACCCTGATGCTTACCTTCACGGCACATTACTTCAGTTGGCAGTGTTTACCCGCGATGAAAAGCTGGCACAGAAAGAAGGGGCATTATTCGAGGCATGTATCGAGCGAATCCGCACCGACAACAACCAGCGTAAATACGCCGGGGCTACCTTACAAGTCACCGTATCATGACGCCGCTACAGGGATTTTCACCAGACAGCGAAGCGCCTACACCTGGCGTTTTGATTGACTGTGATAATTTCATTCCGTACCTGACGGGTATGGAGGGCGCTCCCTCTGCTCAGACGCCCAGCGGTGTTCCTGTCCTTGCTGGGGCCTGTGCCGGGGCGGTTGTCGCCACGAAACTCGACGGCTCACGCAGGACTATCGCCGGGACAACTTCACGGCTCTATGAACTGTCTGCAGGGACGTGGACAGATGTCTCCGCGGCTACCTATACGGGCGGTTCTGATTCTCGCTGGTCATTCGCTCAATTCGGTGATGACACCATCGCAGCGAATAAGACGGACGCGATACAGAGAAGCTCCAGCGGGGCTTTTGCAGCTATTGCGGGGGCACCCAAGGCTGAGGTGGTGTTCTCCGTTGGTTCGTTTATCATGGCTTTGAATGTGAATGACGGCGCAGAAAAGGCAGACGGCTGGCACTGCTGCGCATCGTTTGACGTTACCGACTGGACCGAAGCGGTAGCGACTCAGTGTAATTCCGGGAGGCTTGTTTCTTCTCCCGGTCCTTTGACGGCGGGGCTTAGACTTGGGGAATATGCAGTTGCCTATAAGTCCCGCTCTCTTTATTTAGGGCAGTACGTTGGTTCACCTGCGGTTTGGGACTGGCTTCTAGTCCCCGGTGGTGATGCTGGTTGCGTAGGTAAAGAGGCCATTGTCGATATTGATGGCGCTCACTTCTTTGTAGGGACGGATAACTTTTGGGTGTTTGAAGGCTCGAAACCGATCCCCGTTGGGGATGCTCAAGTACGGCAATGGTTCTTTGACAACTCCGATGCATCTAACCTTTACAAGACGAAGTGTTACTACGACAAACAACAAAACCGGGTCTGGATTTTCTACCCTTCGAATGGGTCAAGTACGTGTGATTCCACCCTCGTTTTTCACCTGAAAAACAAACAATGGGGTCGGGCTAATCGCACCATTGAGGCGGTGGTTAGTTATATCTCTGCAGGTCTGACCTATGACACATGGAGTACGGCGGGCGCGACTTACGACACGTTGCCGGACATTTCCTACGATTCGAGCTACTGGATAAGCGGATCTTTTTCAATGGCGTTTTTCAACACGTCGCACCAGCTCCAGACCCTAACCGGAAGCTCTGGCACAAGTTCATTTACCACGGGTGACGCGGGCGATGATTATCTAGTCACCTTGTTAAAAGAGATCCGCTTGCGCTTTGCAGCGGACGGCTCCCCGACCTCTGCGAGTGTGGCGACCTATCACAAGTTTGTCTCTGGTGACGGGTATGAATCAGGTGTCTCCGGGAATATGAACCGGGGCAAGTTTGACGTACTCCGAGCGGCGAATTGGCATAGGGCCGTGGTGACGTTCTCCGGGCCGGTCAAGGTGACGGGAATAAACCCCATGATTGAAGAGGCGGGGATGCGATGAAGCTCAATACCACGCCCCGCATTAACGCTGATGTTGCCTTGCTTCGTGAACTGAAAGAACACGCGGCACAGGTAAACGCATTGTCTGAGGGTCGCATGGCGGGGACTTACAACGCACTGACTGCGGCTCCTACTACGGGAACATGGGCGATTGGTGATTACATCAAAAACAGCGCACCCGCCGAAGCTGGTTCAGCAGCGAGTAAATATGTGATTTTGGGTTGGGTTTGTACAGTATCCGGCACGCCGGGAACGTGGCTTCAATGCCGCGCATTAACAGGGAATTAATCATGGCATGGCAAGACACTTACCAACAAGACCTGGCCGCGCAAGCGCAGCGGGTCGGGCAGTTGCCCTATACCCCGTTCGGGCAGTCAACGGTATCCGAGGCGAATCCGTGGCAACAACAGGCATGGCAGTCCACCTACCAACGAGGCATGGAGGGTTCTCCAGAAGTCTCAGCGGCTCGGAACACCCTGACCAACACCATCAACGGCGGGGCAATGCAACAGAACCCGTATTTGCAGGGCGATAACCCGTTTCTGCAAAGCACGATTGACTCCACTCTAGGCGACATCACCAAGAACTACAACCAGACCGTGCGCCCAGCGATGGGCACGGCACAAGCCCGTTCGGGTTCTTTTGGTAACGCCGGCCTACAGGAAATGCAAGCTAGTCAGGAACAGGGACTCGCACAAGAGCTAGGCCGCGCTTCCTCGAATCTCCGTTACGGGGATTATCAGAACCGCTCGAATCTGTACGAGTCTGGATTGAACCGTCAACAACAAGCGGCACTCGGAGCGCCAGGTTTCTCGAATGTGGATTACACCGATTTGCAGGCCATGCAACAGGCCGGAAACGCTGCGCAAGGCCAGTCACAGAACGAATTGACCGGACAGTACAACCAATACCTAGATGCCCGTCAATGGCCGTTTAACACGCTTTCCGCTTACTCTGGTGGGCTAGGTGGGAATACCCTACAGCAGACAGCGCAACAGCCTACAGCTAACCGTGGCGCTAACGTGCTGGGCGGGGCTTTGGCTGGCGCTCAATTGGGCGGCTCTACGGGTATCGGCACAGGCTGGGGCGCTCTTGCCGGTGGCTTGCTTGGCTTCCTTTAAGGATTGATATGGACTACGGCTCACTACTCCAAGGCAACGCCCAATCAGGCGGCTGGCGCTATCCGGGCAACCGTCTGACCAGCAATGACGCTATCACGCCTGCGATCAAGATTGATGACGAGTTTCTCAAGAAAGTAGCGGGGAACAAACCTACTGGCCTGCTCGATCAGGCGGTACAGGCTAGGCCACTAGATCAGACGATGGGGCTGATTCCTGCGGATACGGGGGAGCAGTCGGCGGGTCAAGTCGGGCAAGTTCAACCCGGTCACGAGGCTACAAGTCAATGGGGCGCGAATCAGTATGGCTACGATGTAAACCTCAACCCGGCAGGCGCGGCCAAGGGAATGCTGGGCGGTGGCGTGCTGGGCGGGATTTTGGGCGGCGTCAGTGTTTCATCCGACCCGCTGGGCCAGTTTGCCTATCAACAATTGCTAGGCCAAGAGAACCGCGACATTAACGCCGGTTTGACCAACTACGGCGCAAGCCCTACGGCTAATGGCCCGCCAAACGAAGCACAGGCCCGCGCCCTTGCAGAACAACTCGCACGAGAACTTGCCGGATACGACTCTAGCGGAGGAAGCTACGGCGAACAATCCGCAGGCGCTGCGAGTCGCTCTGACGGCTGGATGTAAGGAGAAATCATGTCATTGCTAGATTTCAAAATGCCGGGA